GCATACACCTGTATAGGCATACACTCCCCTGCTCGCCTAATTCAGCGTATGTGAATCGAGGTTTTCAAGGTGCTGGCTAGATTTCTGGAAAAGTGCTGTAGGCGTGATAGCTGTTGCCCTTGGCGTGATGAGCGGCGATGAAAAGAGGCTTAGGCAAACTTACCGCCTTGGCGTGAAAGTCGTTGCCAAATCTACAGTTACCGCCACCCTGCTCTGAAGTGTGAAAGCTGTGCCAGAAAATTGCCTTAGCTCAACTCGCTAGCTTACATGTGCGTGACATCACAAGTTACGCTCATAGTCATCAAGTGTTTCCATAACAATTTCTACGAGGTCTGTGGTTGATGTAGATACAGGGTGGACATAGATACTGTCGATCTTACCAAATCCATCCTTGCCATCAAAGTAGACATAACCTTCGCCACGAACAGCTTCCACTTTCAAATTAGGGAACTCATTCTTGATGTACAAGTTTACAGTCTTCATGTTAGCCATTTTAAACTTCCTTTGCACTGATGATATGTATAGCAAAATCTTCATCTGAGAATATTTGACCTAACCGAGCGCAAGCCGGTAGAGCATCAAAAGAGATAACATGATAGCTCATTTCCTCTTGAGAGTGAACAACTTTCTCATCAAAACCAACGTCCTCTTTGGTGAACCTAATCTCGAAAAGCTTGCTCATTTGGTAATCCTCAATTCGTCTTGATGTGCAGGGTCAAGCGTTTATTACGGGCTTTATGAAGGTGCTGGGAGGTATTGGAACACAGCTGCTCCATAAAATCCCCCAAAATCAAATCCAACAAAAAGATGAAATCATATAAAAAGTAGAAATATCCAAATACGCATAAATCCAAGAATATCTCAAAAGGTGTAATATCTCAAATTGGGGTATTCCATAATTACTGTCTTTTAGCTATTTGTCATTCCACTTAGCTATGCTAATCCACTTAGCTGTGCTAATCCATTTAGTTATTTGAAGCTGGTCACTTGGCTACTTGTTGCTAATCGCCTACAAACTCAACCCATTCGTATTTCTTCAACGGGTACTTCTTCAGTGCATCCTCCAGCAGCAGCTTATCTTCATCCCACACCCAACACCATTCCCTATCAATCTTCTTTCTGACATAGAAGAAATACAAGGTGTAGAGAGGATGTCCATTGGTTCCACCATCAAAGTGAGAAGTCTCAAATTCAACAATAGTCTTAGCCATAATTTAAAACACCTCTCTATTTACTTGCTCAGAACACACACTGTCAAAACACACACTGTCAAAACACACACTGCCAAATCACACTAACAATAATAATCAGCACCAGCCCGCCAATCACCCTCCCAGCTAGCTCCGCCCGTTCATCTAAGCTAGCTTTTGATATGTCTGTAACAGCCTCTAAAAGAGCCTCTGCTACATCCCCTGTGGCGTTGCATTGCTCAGCAGAGAACTCTTGTTTACACCCCTGTTTTACTGAAGTCTCATCGGTTTGCGTTGATGTACGCACATGATAATAGCTTGGTGTCTTGAAGCTCTCAGCCGTGATAGTCGTTGCCTCATTCTTGGGCCACAGCTCTTTACGCTTGTGCCAGTAATCTGCACCTGATATATCCCTAATCTCACCAGTAAGCTCATTCCTGTATTGTCTACCATTCTCAGACAACCCTGTCCAATCATCCCAGTTACCGAGACTCGTCCATTCCCCTTCTGGGCAGGATTGCTGATTAGTGTGATGACCTGACCTACCAACTGAGCCGTACATAGAATTTCCTCTGAAAATGAATTGGCTAGAAGCCTGAATGCAACCAATTTAGTGGAATATCACAGGCATGTCAATAGGCAATGACATATGTGCAGAATGCAAAAGCCTCTGGGCTAGGGGTTAGGGAGCTAGGGAGCTAGGGAGGCTATGTGTGTATTGCCCGTGTAACGCCTACACGTTAAGCTGGACGCTTGATGAGTGTTTGATCCCAAGGAAGGTTTCCACGTTCCCATTTCACACCTTGTAGCTCACAAGACTCACCCTGATCCCCGTCCTCCCTTCCCATAAGCCACTTACCGATTGAAAAGCTCTTGTCTGGCTCATCACCTGACCACAACCAGCCTTCACCATCTTCGTCTACGGTGAACCAATCATAGTGGTCTTCAATAGCATTCCAAGGGATTGATGGGGGAATCTTTTCTTCTTGCTTGATTCGGTAGGTGTGAGACGCCCAGTCCCAATTAGGATGACAAGAATAATCCCAGTCTTTCCAACCCCAATCATAATCACGATCAGCTATCTGAATAGTCTTACCATCAAGGTAAGCCCGCATTACACTAATCATATACTCAGTGCTATCAGGGTCTAGACTCTCTTGCTTGCAAAGAAACTCTTGTGTATTGCTCACTGAAACCACCCTCCATTGATTGTAACGATGATAATCATAATAGTCACCACTGGAATCCAACCCCACTTAGCCAGTTCAGTGATTGGGCTAGTTTGCTTGTGCTTAATGAGTGCATACAACCCCGCCACTTGATGAGTGATAATCACCCACTGAATACCAAGTAAGAAGTTCACCACCATTGATTCAGTCATCACTCATCCCCTCCTTCTTTCGTGTTCCATTGGTCTTTCTTACCCTTTCGATTATTGCGCTTCTCTTTCTGTGCCTTCTTGAATTCACGCAGCTCTTTTTCATATTCATAATCTTTCTTCTTAGAGCTAAACTTCAAATCTCGCATTACTTCTTTCCTTTCCTTTATGCTGTTGTATTGTCTTAAGCGATTTGTGGTGGTGTGCCACTTGGTGGCGGTGTACC